GTCGGGCATCTGGCTGTAGCCGGCGTGGTAGACCTGCACGCCCTCAAAGCTCGACAGCAGGGTATCCCCGTTGTACAGCGGCTCGATGCGCCCCACGTTGATGCCCGCGCACAGCATCAGCCCCAGATACTGATCGTCCCCCTCATACCAGGTGTAGGGCTTGCTCAGCAGGTCCGGGGTGATCCGCAGCCGGCCAAACAGCAGCCCCAGCGGCTGATACAGGCGAGCCTGGTTACGCGCCCCACTGATGGCGTAGACCGAATCGGACTGCCGGTTGTCCGGCTTGGACACCTTCGGGGCCAGCACCTTGTTGATCAGCATGCTGCCAGCCATGAACAGGCCGGCTCCAATAGCCGTTGCGGCCGCGCCGCCCGCCGCCACGCCGAAGGTTCCCGCAATCCAGCCAGCGCCGGCGCCCATCGTGAAGTAGGTCAGGGCAACCATGGCCACGATCGCCAAGGCCGCCTTTCCCAGCCCGCCGCGGACCTCGATCACCTGGCCGTGCTTGGGACGCACGTGGTGCCACAGGTGCCGCTCGACCGGGCGACCACCGATGCAGACGTCCCAGCGCTGGCCGTCCAGCTCCGGCACATTGCGCATCAGCAGCGCATACAGGCTCTCACCGGGACGCAGCTCCCAGGTCACATTGCGCTGGCCATCCACCAACAGCGGATGCGGGGTGATGATCAGCCGCCCCGGCTCGATCGCCGATTGTTCCATCACGCCCATGTGTAGATACCTTCGATTCGCAGCCCGAACTCGGGCAGATCACGCACCCGGTGCAGCACGCTGCAGCCGTTGCGCTCGTTGCTGTGAAGCACCCAGCCCTCATGGGCCAGGAAAAAGAAAACCCCGGCATGGCCGGGGCGTTTGTGCGGGGTCTCGATCATCAGCACCAGATCGCCGTCCTGGGGCGAGTCGGTGGGTCGGCAGTAAGGTCTGGACAGCTCACCCAGCGCCGCCTGCCCCTGCACACCCCGTGGTCGACGGCCCGGCATCTGCACCTGGCGGCCGAAAAGCTCCCTCTGCACCAACGTGACCAGATCGACACAGTCCATCTCGTGCTGGTCGTAGGCGATGCCCACAAAGCGCTCAGCCGCCTCGCGCAGGCTCATCAGAACAGCCCCGGTGCGCTGAACGGGTTGTAGCGCAGGCGCACCGCCTGCTGGCGCATGATCGCGTCATAGCCACACTGGGCCGTGGCCGTTCGGGTGTTCACCGACACCTGGGTCATCGGTAGCTGATAGGTGCGCTCGATCACGTTGGGGTCCGCCCGATCGCTGATCTTGATCACGGCCATCACCACGTCATCGTGCTGCAGCCGTTCCAGATCCTCGGTGATACCACGTCCAATATTGTCCAGCGTCAGCGCCGCACGCGCCGTCTGACCACTCACATCGTTGGGCAGCTTGAAACCAAAGGGCACACCGACGTACTCAACCCCATTGCTCACCCAGTTGCGGGTGTCATTGACGATCCGCAAGATCTCGACAAAGGAAGGTGCCGTCACCTCGAGGAACAACAGGATGCCATCCGTATCGGTGACGCGCTGGCGGCGCTCGGTGAAGGAAGTCATCGCAGGTACTCCACAACGACATCCATCCTGTAGTCGCCGGCAAACTTGACGTCCGGCGACAGCGAGCCGATTGCGCCGCCTTCGAAGCGAGCCGTAATGGTCTTTCCGGTATACGGATGAACCATCGAAAACCAGCCAATGCGCTTGATCTCATCGAAGTACCATGCCTCAAACGCTTCGACATCGGCGATGCTCGCCAAGTAAATCGACATGGATTGCTTGACGAGCACCTGGCTGTTCTCAAGCCGCTGCTTGGGAACACCTCGCTCCATCTCAGTACGCAACACGGAGGGGTCAAACGAACGCACCTGGCCATCGAAGATGACCCGTGCAACGGAAGGAAGTGATGTCATCCGACGGTGTCCCTGAGGTCAAAACGCCCTTTGAGTGCTGCGTACAGGCTACCCTCGCCCGCCTCGACCCGGGCACCCAACGCTTTGTCGAACTGTCCCAGAATGACTTCGACATCAAGACCGCCGCCGCGATTTCTTGATGCGGTGGCAGTGGTGCCTTCGGGCGCGTTGGACACCCTGATGTTGATGTCCCCCATCGCGCACACTGCCGGGCCAGCTGCCCCTACCACGCTGCCCTCCGCGTAGCCCCGCAGTCCACGCCGCATGCCCTCCACGATGCCGACGCCGCCGGCACGGGCGATATCGGCCTGGGACCAGACGACCTCGCCCTTGTGCACGATGCCCGCAGGTTCGTACTTGCCACCGGCACCGGTGTAGCCACCCTCAGCCTTGCCGCCACGCATCAGCTTCTGGAACAGGTCATCGTTGATCGCGCGAGTTCCGCCGGTGACTGCGGCGTTGCCAGCAGCATTGATGCCGCCGGTCAGGGCACCGAGAGCACCACTGATCCATGACCCGCCCATGCCCGCCATGGCCTGACGGATCTGGATGCGTGCCAGGTCTGCCAAGATCGACCGGGTCATGTCCGAGAAGCTGACCTTGCCGGTCTGCGTGAACTTCACCCAGACGTCTTCAAGGCCACTGAACACCGAGCCGACAACACCGCCCATCTGCTGGGCCGCGTTGCTGGCCTGCTGGCGGTAGTTCTCCCATGCGCCGGCCGCGCCGAGCAGCCAGTTGCTCTCGGCCGACTGCAGCTCTGCATAGCCATCGCCGATGGCCTGCACCCGATCCAGCGTCTTGGCCAGCAGGATCGCTTTCTCTTCCTCGAACGTGGAGTCGTCGATCTGGTCCGCATTGCGCTGCAGCGTGAGCTGCCGCAGCTTATCGGCCTGGTCATCATAGGCATCGTTGATGCGCTGCTGGATCTCATACTGCCGGTCGCCCATCCCGACCTGGGCAACACGCGTGTCCAGATTGCGACGCAACGCCTCGTTACTGGCTTCAAGCGCGTCGGTGTAGGCGGCGATGGCATTCTTGCGCGTCTTCACCGACTGCTCTTCCTCGGTCGCCAGCACCTGCAGCTTTGCCGCCCCCTCTGTGCGCACCTTGGCCAACCGGGCTTCCAGCTCGCCCAGCTGGTGCTTGACGGTGATGCCCTCCTTGCCAGCAACGTTCTGCCGGTTGAGGAAGGCGATTTGACCCTCCAGCGACTGTGCATCGGCGTCCGTGCCAGCCTGCGTCAGCTCGCGCATGCGGTTGTAGTAGGCTTCGGCCGTGATCTGCCGCGCGGCATACTGCGCGCGCAGGGTCTGGGTGCTGGCGGCGATGGTCGCCTGTTCCTGTACCAGATCGTCCTTGTAGGACTGCATACCGGCACCGCGAGCGGTCGAACCGCCGCCGCCCTTGGGCTTCTCCTGATACTTCTTCTCGATCGCCTCAACCGCCGCGGCGCGGCGCGCTTCAATCTTCTCGGCCTCTGCGGTCAATCCTGCGGCCTGTGCACGCCGGCGTACAATTTCGGCCTGCGTATTGATCTTGGCAAGTTCTTCCTGCTTCTTCTGCTGCTTGCTTGCTTGGGTATCGGCGATCGCGTCGGCTGCAGTGAGAAACTCCACCGACGCAGTCTGCGCAGCCTTGACCTCAGCGTCCTTGCGCTCCTTGATCAGGTCCGCGGCCAGGGCCTTGATCTTCTCGGATCGCTCCTTGATGGACTTCTCCATGGCCGCCAGAGCGATTGGATTGCGCGCAAGCGGCAGACCTCGCTGCGTGCCGGCGGCAAGATTATTGAGTTTGGTCAGCTCGGCCTGATTGTCCGCAAGCAGCTTCTGCATCTGCGCAGCACCAGGGCCGAGCCCAACATTTGCCTGCATGGCCTGCCATGCCTTGGTGGCCTCGGCCCACAGATCCTTGAAGCCCCGGATCACCGGATTCTGGCTTGCACGGACTTTCGCAAGGGCCGTAACCGTTTCGTCTGCAGCCGCACGGGTGATCACTGTGACAGCGTCCTGGTTGCGTCCCTGCTCCTGCAATGCCCTTACCTGCTCGTACAGGGCAACGCTCATGAAGTTGACCTGCTCGTTGAGCTTCTGTGCGTTCTTGATGGGATCCTCGGCCAGCTTTCCAAATGCCGACACGGTCTCTTCAACGGACTGACCGGTGATTTCCTTCATCGCCACGGCCGCGCTCGCCACCGCCTGCATGTTCCGCTCAGCAATTTTCCCGTTCGCGCCGATCGCCAAGGCAACCTCTTCGCCAGCGCCCGCACTCACCTGCATGGCCTCACTGGTGCGCTGAGCCAACGTCACCAGGGTCAGTGTCGAAGCGGCCGCTTCGTTGCGGGACAGTACCAGCGCCTTGGTGTAGGCCTCCTGCTGCTTCTGCGCGTCGTACCAGGCATAGACCAGCACGCCGACGGCCGCCGCTGCGACGGTGTACGGGTTCACCATGCTCAGCAGTGCCGAGGACACGCCCTTCAGCGCTGGCTCGACACCGCCGAAGCTGTCCTTGATCTGGCCGCCCTGCTGTACCAGCACCGTGAAGAACGGCATGCCGCCCTGCAGGCTGGTGAAGATATCAGTGAACTGTGCCGGCAGCTGGCGCATGGCCTGCGCCGTCTGGCCCGCTGAGACACCCAGGTCTGTGATCGGGTTCTTACCCGGTAGCGGCCGGGCAGCTTCGGCGCGTACCTCGCGCAGTTGCCGGGTCAGCACACCCAAGCCCTGTCGAATGTCGGCCAAGTCCGCACTGATACGGACCCGCAAGTTGGCAGATGGCTCAGCCATGGGTGGGTAACTCCTTCGAAG